GGGTTTCCCCTGCCATCAAGGCCAGGTATTTCATCTGGATTTTGAGTGCTTTAAGGCTGATGTCTGGCAGCGCTTTAATGCAGTGCATCAGTCCTATTGCCAGGATGGCTTTAAGGGATCGCTTTCCAATATCCACTGGAGCGCTTTGCGCGAAGCCAAATTGCCGCGCCCATTCAAAGCCAGCGATTTAGTCGAGCTACCTCTTTTTCTGGGCCAAGGCGCCTATTGCGTGCTGTCCCTTGACCCAATCTATCAACTCCTGGGCGGTAAGGGCGAAAGCGATCCCGCAGCAGTATTTGAACTCTTGCGCCAACTCTTGAGTGTCGGCGATTCCCTCCAGGCCGCCGTAGCTATCGTCCAACATTTCGCCAAAGGTGATCAGTCCATTAAAAAAGCTCAAGACCGCCTTAGCGGTTCCAGCGTTTGGAGCCGCTTCCCTGATGCCGTTATGACCTTTACCGGCCTTAAGGAAAAAGATACTTACAGTTGCGAGTTTACTGTCCGCTCCTTCAAGCCCATTGAGAGCTTCGCCGTGCGCTGGCAGTTCCCGCGCTTCAGAATCGACCAATCTCTGGATCCAGAAGATATCAAGCAAGTCGGCAGACCAAAAGAAACCACCCTCGACCAATTCTGTAGTCTGCTCACTGCCGAGGAAACTGTTCCTTATTCTGATTTCCAGCGACGCGCTATCAAGGTCTTGGGCATCTCCAGTGCTACCTTCGAACGCCGCTTACGCGAAGCTAAAGCCAAAAATCTCCTTTACCTCTCAAAAGCCGCTGAACCTGAAGGATATGCTCTCCATCCATCCTATTTTAGCTCCAATGGAAAGTAACCATCACCATCAAAACCATCTTTTAACCATCATTACACCCATCTGATGCCACTGTCGCCTCTACCACCATCATAACCCTTCTTCTTAAGAAGAAAGAAGGGGTTATGAGTGGTTGTAGGCTAGAGGCTCTAAGTGTTTAACCATCACTAATGTATCCTTCAGCCCAAAATCAACCTCCTCCTAACCCACTCTATGATAAAATCTCTCCCTTCGAGGTCTACCTCGTCGCTCGTGACCTCTGCTCCCTAAAAAACGCTTCCTGGTTCAATGACCCCGCTTACTCAAATTCTCTGTCCGTCGCTTCCCAACTCCTAATCAAAGCCGCTGATTCCCTATCCTATGAAATCAACCAAAAAAGTCTCCCAGCACAGTTCTCAGCCCCAGATCAAACCACTCCCGATCCACTTCAAAACGCCTGGTCGAAGCTATTCCCAAATCGGCCGCAAAGGTAACGTCGCCCTCTACAGCGTTTATTCCGATTATTTTTCAATGCCAGACTTTGCCCTGCCTTACCTGCTCCTGGGCTACGAGCTGGTCGTCATTAAAACCAATCGCAACGGCCTCGAACGTTACCCTCGCGATGAGGAGTTCGGCTCATCCGGCTGGTCGATCCCCAAAAGCTTCACTCGGTCTGGCCGAGTTGGCTCTGGAGTGCGTGGTATCGGATGGACCTGTCGCAGCCTACAGAAACCTAAAACTGTTCTTAACCGGTCGGCCACTTCCGAAGACCGCGCATGCACGGCTTTGGCGTCGGCTCGAGATGCATGGCAAGCGTCGCAAGCCTATCAAAATGGCACGAAAGCGGCACCGAAAAGGAACTCCCTCGGAGAAAAGCTGATTGCCAATCACTGACCGGGGGGGGAGGGGGGTCGCCAGGCGCCGGGGAGCCGTCGTCGCGACCGGTCTAATCGCTGAGAAAAAAATTTTAATAAGAAACGAGGGATGAAGGAGCTAGCGAAGGTATTTAGTCGCGGTAATGGACACCGGTTAGAGCAATGCTGGCGTGAGGGAGAAGTAGCGGTGTATGAGCGGTGGGTAGGGAAGGGTAAGTTACCGGCGATGTTGGAATTAATATTTGTGCAGGTCGAGAGGGGCAAGGAGATAGGAGGGAAGTGGGTAGAGGAGCACGAGCGGTACCCGAAAGCCTCAGAATGGGGGCGCAGTGGGTGGTGTTTTGGGCATTTAGGTTATCCTGGCATGAAGGAGCGGGTGATAGAGATGGCGAAGAATGCGCGAGCGATTAGTGGGCAAGAAAGGGCATCCTGGGTACGGGGGGAGCTAACGCGATGGAAGTTGGAGAAGTGGTTAGCGGCGAAGGGGAGCAAGAGCAAAGAAAGAAAAGGAGGAACAAACGATGACAAAGAAAGACAAAAGCGGAGCAATACAGAGGAGCGGGAACCCAGCAAAGGAGCGGTTGCATGAGGGTGGGTATGGGGAACCGGCACGGCGAGTGGAGAGCAAGTGGGCTAAGGAGGGGAGGGATGCGCAACCACCGGCGCAGAAGGAGGCAGGGAAGTCCAGGGGGGTAAGTGGGTGAGTCCGCAAGAGAGGGGTAGGTTAGGAGCGTTGGCGCGGTGGCGGGAGAAGAGGGAGGGGAAACTGGAAGAGGTGAGTTCGCAGTTAGTGGAGTGGGACATAGTAAACGAGGCCGGGAGGAGGATTAGCCAGGAGTTAGGGATAGTTGAGCGGCCAGAGAGCAAGGGGATCGAGCGCGAGCTGCGGGTAATCGGAGTAGGACCCAATCCGAGGATGGTGCGGTGTGAGTACTGGGAACTAGAGAGCAGGCGGACCTGTGTAGTAAATGTGAGGAACAACCGGAAGTGGTTAAAGGGGATGAGGTTAGTGATGGAGGAGCCCAGTGGGGAGGAGGCGTTTTTGAATCCGTGGGAATATGAGGGCAAGCAGCCCCGGCGGAAAGGGAGGTGGTAAGTGGGGTTTAAGACTTTGGATGAGCGATGAAGATCCTGGAACATCCGGTCTACCCGCTCCCTAGTTTTGAGGATTCTCAAGCGGATCCTAAAGCGGTGGAAGCCTACCTACTTAAGCGCAACGAGCTGATTGAGTTAGAGGGGGAGGATCCCTGGCGGTACGGGTATCGGCCTGGGGTATGGGATTTGGTGGAGGAGGAGATAAAAGCTGGGCAACGCGAAATTTTAATTACGGGAGGGAACCGGGCGTCTAAGAGCGAATACGCTGGGCGCAAGGTAGTGGAGATTTTGGAGAATGGGGAAAAGCGGCGGGCCTGGTGTTTGCAAACGACTGAGCCCAACTCGGTTGAGATGCAGCAGCCGATAGTGTTCAAGTACATTCCGCCGGAGTTAAAAGGGCTGAAGAAAGGGCAGGTAGTTAACATCAGCTACACCCAGAAGAACGGGTTCAGTGAAAATAAATTTATACTACCTAACGCGAGCGAGTGTGTATTCCGAAATTACGCGCAGGACATCACGGTAGTGGAGGGAGGCGACTGCGATATAATCTGGTGTGACGAACTGGTACCCTTGAACTGGATTGAGACGTTGCGTTACCGGTTAGTAACGCGGGCTGGGATACTGCTAATAACATTCACACCGATTGAGGGGTACACGCCAGCGGTCAAAGAGTTTCTGGATGGGGCAAGGACGATTAAGTGGGTTGAGGCGGAGCTCCTTGGTGAGAAGGTACCAAAGGTGCAGCGGTGTGTGCGCAAGGGCTCGAGTGTGATTTATTTTCACACCCAGGATAATCCTTTTAGCGGCTGGGAGACGATGAAGAAGACCTTGGAGGGTGCGCCCAAGGCCGAGATAAAGACCAGGGCATATGGGATACCTACTAAAGCGATCCTGGCACGATTTCCTCGTTTCCGAGATAATATCCACCTTATCGAACCGGCAAAAATTCCAAAGGAAGGTAGCCGTTACATGTTTGCCGATCCGGCCAGCGCGCGGAACTGGTTCATGTTCTGGGTTTTGGTCGATGCGCGTGACCGTCACTTTGTTTACCGAGAGTGGCCTAGTGAGGGAAGCTATATTCCCGGGATCGGTGATCCAGGTCCGTGGGCTGAGGCCGATGGGCGCAAAGCGGACGGTAGAGCAGGCAGTGCTCAAAGTTCCTACGGGTGGGGCTTGGAGAAGTACGCGGCTGAGATTGAACGCTTGGAGACCAAGGCCGAGGGAGAGCGGGAAGAGATCATATGCCGGTGGATGGACTCGCGCTTCGGTAATACGCCCAATCTCAAGAATGACAGGGCTACTACGGTTATTGAGGAGTGCGCTAATCTTGATCTAGCCTTTGCGCCTGCACCCTTAGACCCGATCGAGGAGGGAATCCAGTTGATTAACTCGCTACTGGACTTTGACCCAGAAAGTGGGAAAGATCCCAGACTTTACATCTCAACGGACTGCAAAGCGGTGATCTTCGCACTCAAAGTCTGGACGGGTAAGGACGACAAGCTGGGTGCTTGCAAGGATCCGATCGATTGTCTGCGGTACATGGCGCTGGCTGGGCTCATGGATGTGGGAAAAAGCTTGCAGCTAGTCGAGCCCATTGGAGCTGATGCACTATGACGCGACTAGAAGTAACTGAAGAAGCGCTGGTCGAAGCTGGGTTAAAACTGAGCGATGCCCAAAAGCGGATCGTCCAGTTGGAGGCTCGCGTCCTATCGGAGTGCAACCGATTAAACTCCATTATTAGGAAGCGGGATTTGCGCATCGCCCAGTTGGAGCAGGAGAAATTTGATCTAGAGCTAGGAAAGTCCTGAACCCCTTGGAGCTGATGCCTTATCACATCGATTTAATGAGGGATAATCTCACCATCGAGGAGTTGAAGCGGTTGTGCCACCAACAACTAAAAGAGCACGACTTCGAGCTTGGGGTTCAGTACATGCTTTTGATTCGAGCAATGCTTTACGCGGCTCGCGGCAAGGCCAAAAAAACGATTTTAGAGTTTAGACTGGAACAGTTCTTCAAGAAGCTCGCCAAAGAATTCCATCCCGAATTCTCTGAAGGGTTCAAAAAAGAACTGGAAGCCGAGCTAGGGTGGCAAATTGAGGAAGCCCAAGTCGAATGAACCTGGAGGAACCACGCCCAATCGAATTGGATGGGTTGTCCAACCGAATACGCAATGCGTGTTTGAATGCGGATTTGCTGAGCCGGGCGGAGGTGAAGAAAGCCTTTGAAAGTGGCGAGCTCAAGCCTGGCTACAATTATGACCGCTATGGCTACCGCAAAGGCGGGATACGCGGGATAGGCCGGAAAAGCTACCTCTTACTAGCCAACTGGGCCGAAATCCAGTTACCCAAACCCCAACCAAGGAAGCACTGTCCGCATTGTGGTGCGCTGCTTAAAGCAAAGGGGAATCTATGAACCTGGCCGAGGTCAGACGCAGCTTTACCTGGGCTTTAACTGAAGCCTCTAGCTACATTTCCTTTATCTCGACCCTGGACGACACCCGCTACTGCCGCTGGGCGGGCCAGACCTATGACGGGCGCAAGTGGAGCGCGAACACTGGGAAGGAAGTGTTCCCCTGGGAAGGTGCCTCTGATATCCGGCCCTACTTCATTGATGACCTGGTTATCGATGACGTCGATTTGATGCGCACTGCGGACAAAAACTGTCATATGCAGACCGTCGCGAGCAACAGTCTGTACCAGGAGCAGTCAAGCGCAACGACGGCGGTCTTAGACTGGGTTAACCGGAACATGCTGGCCGAGGAGATGGAACGGGAAAAGGAGTTAGCCGCGCAGTGGCGGCAGCACTACGGCTCCAGTGTAATCGGAGTGGACTGGTACCTGGACTTCGACTCTGAGGTGGTCACGATCGGTTTACAGGATCTGATGCAGATGGCGCAGATGGATCCCCAGATGGGTGCCATGCTCGAGTACCTGATGAGTAACGTCCAGCGTCTGAGTCAGAACGATATCGCCCAGGCTGCGCAGATGTTAGGGATGTACTTTCCGGACTTGCTGGCACCGCCTCAGACTCCGGAGGAAATCCTTGACCCTACGACGCGCTCTAACGCACCGGCACCCAAACCCACTCCCTACAC